GAGCGGGCTCCTGATCAGTGGCTACGTGATCACCGGACCCAACGGCAGGCCGTTGTACACCGGACCCGATGAGTACCTCACCGAGAAGTACGGAGCAGACGCATGAACTGGCAGGAGCACCTATCTCAGGCCGAGATGCTGCTGAAGGAGGCCGAGCAGGAGGCTGCGATGGCCCAGAGTGACGACGAGCTCACTCTGGTGGCGATCCATGTCAGCATGGCTCGGGCGCACACCGATCTGGCAGCGGTGAAGCGGGTGCTGAAGTGAGGTTCTCCGAGACCATCAAGCACACCGAGTCCAACCTGGTGGTGTCCAAGAGGCATGAGGCGTGGCTGACGCACGGTGAGCCGATGTACAACCAGCGGGCCATCGACTTCGCGCAGTCACAGCTCGGGAAGGTGGACCGGAAGCGCCAGGGCACCATCTCAGCGTCCTCGTTGGGGGAGTGTGAGCGGTACCAGCAGTTCGTGTACATCGGGATGCCCAGGCTGCCGTTCGACGCCAAGAACATGGCCAAGGTGCAGAACGGCTCGTTCATGCACCTGCGCTGGCAGATGGAGGGACTGACCGAGGGCTGGCTGCGACACGCCGAGGTAGCGGTGAAGTCTGATGCATACCATCTGATGGGTACGATGGATGGTGTGTTGTACGACGGCAGCATCCTGGAGCTGAAGAGCATCAACAGCAACGGATTCAGTCGTGTGAGCACGTTCGGGCCACTGATCCCGCACCTCTACCAGATGGCCACCTACATGCTGTGCACGGGTGAGGAGAAGGGGGTGTTCATCTACGAGAACAAGGACACCCAGGAGTACACCGAGATCGTGGTGGGCCCTGATGACCTGCCGATGACCGAGATGGTGAGCAAGGCAGAGCGCATGTGGCAGAGCACCAGAGCAGAGGTTCTGAGCGAGCCGTTGAGCGACTGTATGGACCAGAAGGGCTGGAAGTACATGTCCTGCCCGTACCGCGATCGCTGCCTGACGATCAACGACTGGGACGAGGCGGGGAGATGAGAATCATCCCGGCGGGAGAGGTGAGAGCACCCAAGCCGATGGTGTTCTCACACCGGCTCACCGATGTCACCACGCTCGAAGGTCTGCCCAGCATCGACGAGCTGCACGAGGAGCTGCTGGGGTACGCCAACGTGATCCTCGGGAGGGCTGACCCACCCCTGGAGATCGACGGCTTCTACCTCGACCTGATGGAGGTGGCCGCGGCCTACTACGCGCGGGCCAAGGAGATCGACATGCTGATCCACTGGGAGGAGCAGAACCGGAGAGTGATCAGGGGCAGCCCGTACTACAAGTTCAGAACGGGTCAGCTGAGGTCGTTCATCGACATGGCGAAGATGATGGCGGAACTGGGGTCCAGGCGACTGACCCAGGAGCGTCTACTGAGTGAGCAGAGGTTCGACAGCGGGAACGGAGAAGGCTGATGGGCGACAACTGGAGGATCATCCCGAGCAGGAACACAGACCCACCGACCTCACACCTCGGGGAGAAGGACGTGCGCATGAGGGCCACGAGCCAGAAGATGCTGCTCCTGGGCGTCTACAAGGACTACGGGATGATGAACAGCGAGCATGCTGCGAAGACGGCGGGACTGAGTATGAGGTCCTGCTTCTGGAAGAGGTGCAGTGAGCTGTGCCTGGACATGGGGTACTTGGAGGACACCGGCAAGACCGAGCAGGGAGATGCGGGGAGCGCAAGGATCGTGTACCGGATCACCGATGCGGGTAGAGCGGCCTACAGGAGGAACTCATGAGCGTGATGGTGCGGGATGAGAGCACGAGGGACAGCATCCGTGAGGATCTGCACGCTGCGGTGCGGGCGCGCAAGGTGGCCAAGCTCCGGTACGAGGAGGCGATGGTGAGGGCGCGGGCAGAGGGTTGGAGCAACACCCAGATCGCCAGAGCGTGCGGGGTGAGTGAGGCTGCGATCAGGCTCTACTGGCAGCGGCACCCGCTGTTATTGGGAAGTACATACGAAGCAAGGGTGAGCTAACATGGCGGGCACAGTGACCCTCGATGTGATGCATGTGAGCATGCAGTTCAGCGACTCCACGAGGCAGAAACAGGGTGACGCGAAGAGGATCTTTGAGCGTGCGATCAAGCGTCATGTCTCCTGGATCACGGGTACCGAGGCGGGCCTGGGAGCTGCTGAGGACCTACGCCAGGCCCTGACCGAGGAGGCCACCAAGAGCGGGTACAGGTTCGTGGCCAGGAGCGACCTGTGGATCGCTGTGGACAAGGCGATGATCGCGAAGGGGACGTACGACACCGGGTTCATCACCACGCTCCCATCGAGTACCGGGAGCCAGAAGTTCAGCACCAGAGGCATCCTCTGGGTGCAGTTCAAGAACGCTCAGCTGGGCACTCTGAGCGTGGGAGCAGGCCACTACATGACTCATGGGCAGAAGCCTGGGGACGAGTACTACAACGCCAACACGAAGATGACCCGAGCGCTGGCCGAGTGGGGCAAGGAGCACGGGAAGGGCAAGAAGCTGGTCTTCTACGGCGGGGACCAGAACATCCAGGACCGGGAGAACGACACGTTCCGCGGCGCTCCCTTCACGTCCCTGGCAGACGAGCTGAAGGCGCACCAGGACACCGGCCATGGAGCGATCGACGTGATCGCCTCCTACAACGCGGACACGCGCGTGAAGGGCAAGTACTGGCGGGTGCAGGACGACAAGGAGTTCTTCCTCAACACCGACCACTTCCTGTGCGAGGGCGGCTTCGAGGTACGCCCACTGAAGGGCTAGCAAGCGTCAGACACATCATGTAACGTCTGACGCATGACACCTCAGAAGCGCCTCGATGCGTCGGACGAAACAGTGCGTCTGACGCTTCGACTGCCCAAGCGTCTGACGGATGACATCGACCGGATGCGGGGCAAGGCCACGAGGTCTGAGTACATCCGGACCATGATCGAGTCGACGGTCGGACTGATCGCACCCATCGAGCTGAAGTTCGAGACCAAGCCCATGCCCAAGATCGTGCCCACGAAGAAGCCCGAGACGAAGCAGCACTGTGATCACCCCGAGTGGGAGAAGGTCGGGTCCATGTTCAAGGAGTGCACGAAGTGCGGGGAGAGGGTGAAGAGATGACCGAGGTAGACATCGTCACCTGGCGCTGTGGAGGCCCGCCCTCCACAGGACAGTTCCAGCGCTACCCAGGACGCTTCATCCCCAACGTGAAGCGCTACTACCCCGAGCTGATCTCCGACAAGACCCTGCACATGTTCGCCGGGTCGATCGGTGGCACGAAGGCCCTGCCAGGGACGACCACGGACATCAGGGCAGAGGCAGAGCCCGATGTGGTCGCTCCCTACGACAACCTGCCCTTCGAGGACAACACCTTCACCGGAGTGCTCGCAGACCCGCCCTACGCGAACCACTGGGCCAACGAGTGGCACACCGAGCTGCCGAAGCCCGGCAGGATCCTGCATGAGGCGAGCAGGGTCACCCAGAGCGGAGGTCTGGTGGCGATCCTGCACCTGATCGTGATCCCTGCGTACAAGACCGCCCATGTGCAGCGGGTCGGAATCCACCCTGTGCTGGTGGGCCCGAACAACGCCATCAGAGCCCTGAACGTGTTCCGCGTGGAGTGAGAGCATGAGGCATGGCCAACCTGCCCGCGTTCCGCCACATCCACTGCAGCAGCAGGTTCGACCGCTCTCCTGCCTCCCTGGACTTTGACATCCAGGTCTGGATCGAGAGCTGCTCCCTGCTCACCCTGACCGAGGTGACCAACGACAACCGGGCTGCTCAGATGCGGAACACGGGCTGGGACTACTACAACTCCAAGCAGGGCCATGACGCGGACAACTGTGGGATCGCCTGGCGCAAGGACACCTGGAAGCGGAAGTCGGGGAAGGTGATCCGGCTGAGCCACAACACCTTCGACCGGGTGAACGGGATGCACAACCTCTACATCTGGGCTGCCACGGTGGTGCTGGTGCACAAGGCGAGCGGGCACAGGCTCCTGGTGAGCGTCTCTCACCCACCTGCCCATGTGGAGGGCCATGGCGGCTTCCTGACCACGGGTGCTGGATGGCAGGCCCGCAAGCGCGCGTACATGACCGCTCTGGACAACTGGTCTGCCCATGTCAAGGACATGGAGCACAAGCAGAACGTGGATGCGACCCTGATCATCGCGGACTGGAACGTCAACCTGAAGGACCAGTGGTTCAGGGACCTGCTGAAGCAGAAGTGGGGGAAGAAGTACGTGATCGCCTGGAAGGTGATGCCCCATGACGGAGGGGCGCTCTCAGGTGGCCCGGATGCGCCTGACGGCAGTCCTGGTGTCTCCAAGGGCGACCGGATCATCGACGGCACGCTGTACCGAGGGGTCACGGTCAAGGACGGCCCACATCAGATGGCCAGGGTGCGCAGCAGCGACCACAGGCCCTACAGCGAGACCTTCCAGTTCCTGGACAAGGGCGCGAAGGAGGACGACGACAACAACGGCAAGGGCGCTGGAGACACCTACCATGGCGTGGAGTGGTGGGGCTTCGGTGACTACCTCACCGACGAGATGTACGACCTGACCAGGGCTACCGGTGAAGCAGAGGGAGAAGTGCTATGAGCAACGACGCATTCCACTGGATCGTGGTGATCTCGCTCATCGTGATCATCATCCTGCTGGCTCTGCCCTTGCGCGTGCGCAGATAGGGGTACGGTCCGACCATGATGATCAAGCTGGC